GCAGTTGAAACATCTCAAGAATTCATGGAGAAATCAGCATTGTTCCAAGAGCAAGGCGCTTCAGTATCTAGTGATACACCCGTTCAGGAAAGTGCTGTTGCACGTATCCTAAAAGCAAAACTACAAGTTAAATAATTAGGAGTACATAATAATGTCCGTAATCGCACAAGAAACCCACACATATTCCAACCTAGTAAAGCAAGAACTTTGGGGTGACCTTGCATACTGCCGTGAAGTAGCTGTTGCAAATGAAGCTGCTGCTAAAACTTACGCTGTTGGTACTGTCCTTGGTAAAGTTACCGCTACTGGTAAATACAAAATTGCTGTACAAACTGCTGTTGATGGTTCTGCTGTCGCTGCTGCACTTGTATTGACTGATAAAGTAGTTCCAATTACCACCGATACTAAGGTTCTAACTTTGGTACGTGGTCCTGCTGCTATCTCTAAGTCCGCCTTGGTTCTAGATGCAAGCTACGATCTAGACGCTGAAAAAGCTGTTGTGTATGCTGCACTAGAAGCTAAAGGTATCCAGATTCTGGAAACTGTTTAATATAACGAATAATACTAATAAGGAAATATAATGCCACTAGTACAATCTACTCAAAATGCGTTTCAACTTGTTGACCGGACAAGTGAACTTCTAATCCTTCCTCAGACATGGACGATTCTCGGCGACTCTAACTTGTTCTCCAACGAGTTTCTAAGCACACAGACTGTCACTTTCGAGCAACGTAGCGGTAATCTGACTCTAGTTAAAGATCAAGTTCGTGGTTCTAAGCCAATGACTCGTTCCAATGACTTGCGTAAACTCCACACTTACAGCACTACCTACCACCCAATTGAAGATGCTTTGTATCCTCAAGACCTTGAAGGTAAGACTCGCCCCGGTGCAACCAATTCTCAAGCTGATAACGAAGCTGCTGCGATCATCCGTAAAATGGAAGGTATTCGTAAGTCGTTTGACGTTACTATGGAAATTGCACGGTTTAAAACTCTATCAACCGGTCAAGCGTGGGCTCCAAATGGTACTGTAGTTGCCGATTACTACTCAGACATGGGTGTTACCCGTAACGAGGTTGACTTCGTTCTCGGCACAGCTACTACCGATATTATCGCTAAGTGCGAAGCTATCGTAGCTGGTTTCCAAGCAAGTGCTACTGAAGGTCAGATCATTAATCGTGTTATCGGTTACGCTTCTCCTGCTTTCTTTGCTAAACTTGTAGCTCACGCTAAAGTTACTCAGACGCATATTTATCAGCAAGTTGGTCAGTACAACATTACCCAACAACGTGCAGGTGGTGCAGGTCTATACAGACGCCTATCATTCGGATCAATCGAATTCATCGAAATTCCCACAGTACTAGCAGGTCAAACCTTGATTCCTACTGGAGATTGTATTTTCGTTGCTCAGGACGATGGGTCTAGTTTCGTTACTTACCGTTCCCCTGCTGCTCGTTTTGGATATGTTAACACAATCGCTGAAGAGATGTACATGTGGTCTTTTGATAACGGACGCATGACCGAGATTACCCTAGAAGCTGAAATGTCATTCTTGAATGTACTACGTAAGCCAAACTTTGTTTCTCGTGGTTTCTCTTCTAACTAAAGAGTTAGCCTTTTAATTAAGGCTTTATACTGCAAGGTATTCTTAATTGAGTACCTTGTGTTATAATAAGGTTCTCTTACAGTCCATTTACAGATGGATTCTAACAAGGTGAACGTGTCTGTAAGCACTCTTAGTTCCTTCGCTAAGTAGCCTTGACCTCTATAATATCTTGAAGGAGATAAATGAATAAAGAAAACAGATATTGTGTTTACTCACATCATCGAAAAGATAACGACGATATTTTCTATATAGGGCAAGGCACTGTTGTACGAGCAAGGTGCGTAGTCCGTAAATTAAAGACTTGGCATAAAGTGGTAGAGGATGCTGGTGGATTTATCTATAGAATTATTAAAGATAATCTAAATAAATCAGAAGCACTTGACTTAGAAGAAAAGCTGATTAAAGAATACGGGAGTAAAGTAATTAACTTAAGTAGTTCATCCTCAAGAGTTAAAGAATTGGATTTCAATCTATTTAATGATCTCTACTATGTAGACGTAAGTAGCAAGTCTTGTCTAAGGCACAAGTACAATGTTTATGCGCATAATTATGGAGAAATTAAATACTCAATAATTCATAAACAAGGTGATGTAGCAGGTAATCCATCCCTTTCAGGATGGCAGATTTCTTTAAAAGGGAAATCTTACAGGGTTCATAGGATTGTGTATTTATTATTAAATGGTAGTATTTCAACTTCCAAGGTTATTGATCACATTGATGGTAATCATTTCAATAACTTACCTGAGAATCTACGAGAAGTCAACCACACAGTTAATCGTAGAAATACTAAAGTTGATAAACGAAGTTCTACAGGTATTACAGGAGTTGCTTGGTCATCTTACAACAATACATATAGGGCTTCTATAAGTTCAGATATTTGTAGGTTATCGAAATCATTTTCAATTAGTAAGTACGGACTTATTCCTGCATTTTATTTAGCCTGTGAATGGCGTAAAGAACGAATCAAAGAACTAAACGAACAAGGTGCTGGTTATACAGATCGTCACGGAACGTAAACTTAGTATTTCATGTAGGGTATTTCAAAGTACCCTATGTAAAGTATTATCGAATCATAAAAGGAAAATAATGGCACTGACACCCTTGCAACAAATTCGCTTAATCATTCAAGATAATACTCCCGGTTTGTATATTATCTCCGATGATGAGCTTCAGTATTTCCTAGAAAAGAACAACGATAATATTACTCGAGCATCAATGGATGCAGCTAAAGTTGTACTGTTGAATCTTTCAATGAGATGCGACGAGACAATTGATATTTTCTCGCTAAGGTCTAGCAAAACCGCGAATGAGTACAGATTATCACTTCAGATGTTTCTACGCGATCCTAATACTAACCCTTATATTCAGGATGTAAAAGGTTACGTTGGAGGTGTATCAAAATCAGATATGCAATCAAACAACAGTACCTTTGATAACAACGTGGTAACTAATCCGTACACCGAAAACTGTTCTAGTTTTCCATTGGATTACTTCAAGGTTTAATTATGAGTTTCTTAACAGCTTCTCAAGGTGCTATTAATCGGCATGGTTTGAATCTAGTCTATTCAGTAATCACTCAAGGTGAATACAACGTAGAGACAGGCACTACCACTGAAACAAGTGCAGACTACACCATTAAAATCTATCCTAAACATATCACGGCTAATAATTATTCTTACCCTGATTTGATTGGTAAAGATGCTTGCATGTTTTACATCGCTAACGGTACTCTACCATTCACTCCAAAGCAGAACGATGAGATAGCCTATAAGAACGCTGTATATCGCGTCCAGAGCTATCAAGAGCATGTGGCTAATGGTAAGGTAGCATTGTACAGAATAATCGCTGTAAAGGGCTAAGAATGATTACAGCTAACGTGGATGAACTACTAAAGAGTCTTGAGTTATATCACGCAGATGCTGTACGTAGACTAGAGAACATGGTTAAGGGTTTCTCTTATGAAATTTCAGTTACTGCCGTAGGTAATACACCTATAGGTGATGTTGAAACTTATTTGGATTTGTACGTAATGAGAAACCAGTCCAACCCTGAATTTGAAATTCGTGCAGGTTTAGCTAAAGGTAACTGGCAAGTATCTCTTGATGGAACTATTGAATTCCAAAACGTGTATTCTGGTACTACAGCACTAAGTGCAGCCGAAACTCACTTGATGAATTATCAATTAGGTGAAACAGTACTGATAGGTAACAATCTACTTTACATAGGTAGACTAGAGAATGGTTCTTCACAACAAGCACCTGAAGGTATTATGCAGCCTACACTAGACAACATAATGAATACCCATAAGGTTAACCTAGTCAGATACTACAGAGAGTAATTAAGAATAAAGGTAAATATGACAGATGCAATCTTAGATACTAAACGTGCTTCTGAGCGTAGACTTAGTTCAATTACCCCAAGTGTCCCTACTGCTTATGAAGCTGTTCAATTTACAGTACCTTCAGATAGCATGTATCAACGTGTTCAGTTCTTAATCAACCTTCCAGATGATCCAGTATTCGGGGTGGGTTTTCATAGAGAACGAATGCAGATGCAAGTATTTATTGCTGATACAAAAGGACATGGTACTACTACTGCAATCTCAAGAGCTACTTTAATTAGAGATACTTTTACCAAAGGTACTACTATGATTGAAGGTAGTACCAAGATACATGTACTTGAGACACCAAAGGTTGGTAGTAGTTTTATTACTAATGATAGAGTGGTAGTACCAGTATTTATTAATCTAGTAAGCGAAGTATATACAGACTGAATATCTGATTAATATCAATAACAGAATAACTAATATCGTTCTGGTATAGTTTATGGCAACTATGCCTGAATAGTATTATTTGCAAATAATTAAGGAAATACAAAATGGCAATTAGCAAAGGCGTATCGAAGAAGGTCGCGTATCGCAAAGAGATCGCAGGGCAATGGGGTGTAAAAGCTACCGCTACTGGTGCAAAATATCTTCGTCGGGTTACTTCTAACTTTAACTTAACTAAAGAAACTTACGAGTCCGCTGAGATTCGTACTGATTATCAAGTCGCTGATATGCGTCACGGTGTACGTAGTGCTGAAGGTGCATTGAATGGTGAACTATCACCTAGTGCATATGCGGACTTTATGGCTTCAGTTGTAGCACGTGATTTCACTGTAGGTGGTACTTCTACTGCAATCTCTGTTACTATCGCTAACGGTGGCAGTACATTCACTATTACACGTTCTACCGGTAGCTTCTTAACTGATGGCTTCTTTGTTGGTAACGTAGTGCGTATGTCAGGCGGTACACTTAACGCAGCTAATACAGCTAATAACTGCTTAGTTGCTGCTGTAACCGCTTTAGTATTAACCGTAGTGGCTATTTCCGGTACACCTCTGGTACCTGAAGGTCCAATCGCTTCTGTTACTGTAGCTACTATTGGTAAGCAAACATTTGCACCTACTACTGGTCATACGGATGATTCTTACACCTTTGAAGAGTTCTACTCTGACATTGCTCAGTCCGAAGTCTACACTGGCATGAAAGTCGGTTCAATGGCTGTACAACTACCTGCAACCGGGCTAGTTACTTGTGACTTCAGCATGATGGGTAAGAACCTTGATGCTACTGGAACTACTCAGTATTTCACTACACCTACTGCTTCAGGTACTAACGGTATCTTTGCTTCAGTTGCTGGTGCGTTAGTCGTTAATGGTGTCCCTGTTGCTTTGGTTACTTCATTGGACTTCACAGTGGATCGCGGATTGGAAGCAGCTAATGTTGTTGGTTCTAACTTCGCTGCTGATATGTTTACTGGACGTATTCGCGTTAATGGTAACTTCAGCACTTACTTCCAAGATGCTACATTCCGTGGTTACTTTGATACCGAAGCTACTATCAGTCTAGTGGTTGCCCTGAGTACAGGCTCAGAGAAGAATGCTGAAGTTG